ACATTTTCTTCTTTAACATTATCGGTATCTAATTCTACCTCATGTTCTTTTGCCATAAGTGCTTCCGCACTATAGTCTTTTACTTCTGCCATGTTTATTCTCCTTTATTTAAAATAAATGGAGAATATCTTCTGGCTTACCTATAGTTCCTATGATCTCGTCATCATTAAGTATTCGGTGCTCACCGAATTTAGTTTGAAATCTACTTCCAGAGTATCTGCCATAAATAACAAATTCTCCTTCTTTACACCAAGCACCCTTCGGAAATTTTTCTTTATCTTGATAACAAAGGTCACCCTGTTTTACAACAAGTCCAACAACAGTTGTCATTTGGATTTTGTCCTGAGTTTCGTCTGCTAAGATTACACCGCCTTTTGTTTTTGCTTGGCCAGACCATGGTCTAACAAGCATACGGTATCCGACTGGGTTAGGTATGATTTCAAGATACTCTTTAATGCCTTTGGGATCTGTTGGAATCTGTGATTTGACCTCTTCTTTATTTTTTTCGTTACCGAAATCATTAAGTTTAGGTTTTATCAATTGTACCATCGTTATCCTCCTTTTGCAGGTTTTTAATATCCTGAAGCAGCGTTTCTAAAGCGCTGAGTCTGCCCCTAGCATACATCAACTGAGATTCCGTTTCAACCCCATAGCAGATATGATCTTTTGTATCCTTAATTGATTTATTAATTACATTAACAATCTGTTCTTTAGTGTGGTAATCAAGCATTAATTTCTTTTAAGAGCTATTTTATTTTTACCTTGTTTAAGTAGCATAAAACCATAATCATTTACTATAATTTTTAAAATTAAATCCATATTAAATTTAGGATAATCATCAAATACAAATACAGTTCCAGCTCTAGATCTTTGAGCAAAAAACATTACTTCTTTTAAAACATCTACTGTTTTATGAGGACCATCAAAATGAACTAAATCATAATTATTAATTAATTCTTTTTTCTCTCTGTAGATTGGAACACCATCATGAAATCTCTTCATAAACTCATCATCCCCCATTGGAAATAATGTAAAGTTTTGATAGTCAATATCTTTGATTAATTGTAACTTCATACTGTTTGTGTAATCACAAGTGTATGATTCAGAATTATCATAATGTTGATAATTTAAATTACCATATGGATCTATTCCAATATGCCAATGTTTTTTATCTTTAAGGGTATCTAAAATAATTTTGGTTCCTGCACCTTGTCTCACGCCTATCTCGGCTGTAAATAGATCGTCTCCTAAAGTTTTACAAGCTTGTTCTAAGATTTCGTATTCGGTACTGTCCCCTTGGATCATAAGGGGTTTATAGACTAATTATAAGGTTTGTAAATAGATTTAATTTTACCTTGTTCTTTAAGTTTTCTTAAATCACCTTTTGTCATTTTATCGTAGTCTGGAGTGATTGTTTGTAATCACCTTTTGTCATTTTATCGTAGTCTGGAGTGATTGTTTGTTTTTTAAGATTCCAAGGTCTAAATAATTTTTTAATCCATTTCCACATTATATTTTTTGCATCCTTGGATCTGTTGATAAAATATTTTTTTCTGCTTTTGGCCTAGCTATAGAATCTTTGCTTCTTTTTCTAAGTTGAGCAATAGCAGATTCTTTCATTTGTTTTTCTTTTTTAAGTTTTTGTAAATCTCTTTCTAGGTTCATTTTTTACCTGCACCATTTCTGAAGATTTGAGTTCCTTTAATTCCATATATCGATGCTACGACAAGAATCCAAAGATTTGTGAACCATGACGGGAGCTGCGAGAACATATCGAAGAATAATTTTACTTTGTCCATAGCAGTTGGATCGTCTGATACGACTGCCCAAGCGAGCACCAACACGGGCAAACTTAATATTACGAGGACCGCCTCGTCCTTCCAGTCCGATTGTCTAGCCTCTAAAAGTTTTCCTTGGTAAGCTTCCTCACCTCGAGCTTGTCTTTCAGCATGTAACAATTGTGCATCTGACATTGCCATCTTAGCTTTTTGTTTATTTGCGTAAATTTTTGATCCTGCAGAAACTGCAAGTTTAATAGCTTGAAACCACATTATTTTTTATATCCTCCTCTTTTCATTTTAACTGGAGGTACTTGAGGGTTTGGTCCTCTCTTTGGTGGTGGACCATAACTAACACCTCCTGATAATCCTCCAACTTTGTAAGCAACAAAATTAAAAAAATTATCTTTAGGTTTTATTAATAAGGGATCAATAGGTTTAGTCGCTTGTATTGGAGTAATCATTTGATTATCTCCTCCACCTCCTCCATTATTTGTTGGTGGTGGCATAACAGTTTTCTTTTTTGTTTTACCATAACCCATTGCTTTACTGTCAATAGCTTTTTTGAATACAGTTCCACTAAAAGGAATGATTGCATTCATGACTGCTCCTGCAATTTGATTTCCAGTAGTTGTGCTTGGACTAATAGCTGCTCTTGCACCTTTTCTTTGTGTATTTAGTGCATTTTTATTTTTTTGACTTAAATTATTATTTCCAGAAAATTGTGCACTTGGGTCTCTTCCTCTACCTCTAGTGCCACCTGTTGCACCTGTTCCAGGAGACATCGCTTGGCCTTTATTAGCATCAGCTTGCGCACCTTTGAAAGCTTTAAATATTTTGTCTTTTCTTTTCATTACTTTTTCTTCTTCCTAGCAATTTCAAGTTTCTCCTCAGCAATTCTAATTCTTTCTGCTGCTTGATCCTCGTTGTTTTCTAGTTTCATTTTTTCAATATCTAATCTTTCATCAATTTCGTTTTCTCTAATTTCATTACCATTGAAATCTTGCTCTGCTTTTCTTTGAAGATCCATTGCTTTAAGATCTAGTTCTCTTTCTTTTAATGCAACTAGTGGATCTTTCTGTTGACCCATAGCTTCACCTTGTGCAAGTTGTGTAGTTATCTCTGCAACTCTTTGTGCAACCATTGCATCGGTTCTAAGTTTAGCTGCTTCTGGATCTTGTTGTAGCATTTGTTGTATTGTAGGATCTTCTTGTACCATTGCACCAACTTCTCCTGTAGCTTGTAGTGCAACGTGCTCAGATATGTGTGCTTGTAGAGCTGAGTACACTTGTGGATTAATCTGTACCATTCTTGTAGACATAAAAGCTGCATGAGCAGCAATATGTGATGCATGATCTTGAGTTGGAAATGCTTTTAATGGTTTTTGCATTAGCCCTTCCATATTTTCTGTTGCAGGATCTTTTGGAACTGGTTTTTCTTGTGGGATAAGTAGTTGATCTATATCTTGAGTCCCTAATGCTTCATATATTCTACGATATGCCTCTCTCAAATTGTGCATCATAGGATTTGACATAGCAATCTTTAAATTTTCGTTAGCAAGCGTAACTCTTTGTGCCATACTCATGATATTTGGGTCGGCAACCGGTATTACATCGACTCTATCATCGAAATCAGTTTGTTTTACTGCTTGATCTGCACCATATACTGAATATGGGTAGATTGGTGGTAAATATGTACCAAAAACTTTTGATAATAGTCTAAATTCTCTACGCATTGAGTAGTAACATCGCTTGTGTATTGCGCTCATGACCCTCGAACCACGCTCTAATAGCGAAACAGTCGTACCAACAGCTCTATTTTGCATATCATTACCCGTATCCATGTTAGTAATTGCTGCAAACTTCTGTCCTGCGTTTACTACAAAGCCCATTAATTGGTATAATGTAGCTGATGGCTCCTTAAATGGTAAAATTTGGAACTGATCTTTGATATTACCCCCAGGTGCATCTACATCTCTAAACTCTCCTGGTTGAAATGGTTGATCATCGTCTCTAATTCTGATACCTCTAGACTTAAATCCTGCAGGTAAATTAGATAATGTACCTGCATCTAGTAATTGTCTTAAAGATTGTGTAGCCGTTCTACTTAATCCACCTATCATATGAGTTAAACCAAACCCATAAAAACCTAATCCTGGTAAAAATTTAAAATGTACAAAGTATTCTTTTCTTTTTTTAGTCTCATCATTAATATCATAGTTATGGTAGATAGATAAAACTTCTCCTGAACCTTCATCTATTGTTATAATGTAAGGAACCTTAACTTCTTTTTCTGAATTTGTGTTTTCAAATTCTTCTAAATTGCAATCAACATGCATCTCAAGAACTGAGTATGAATATTGTTTATCTGTTGAAGGAGTTACTCCTTCTAACTCTTGATATTTTTTTTCAATTTT